GCACGTCCGGCGCGAGAGTTGCTGCCAGGGTTACGTTCGGGGAGGTCACACCGCCGCCGAGAAATCCGGCGGCTTTCTTGTTAACGACTCGACGCGAAATCGTCGCGGCGGGCGATCGCCGTAAGTCCGTCAACCACGCGACGTTGCGCGCTACCCGCCAAGTGGCCGCGCTCTCTGTTTGCAACGCTGCTTCCGCCGGCCCGAACGCAACCCCAAGGGTTACGACCGCTCCCCCGCCAAAAACTCTCAAACTCTCTGCCTCTCTCGGTTGACACCCCGATTTGGTTTACGCGGGGTTACGTTCGCGGCCCGGTGACAACTCGAACCTTTTTCGCGTACATATCAGGTGGGCCGCCGCATCGAGCCAGCGGCGATCATCGACATCTTTGCCGGACGACCGGCCGGGCGCGGAGCGCACGTCGGCGTGGGCCAGCACGGAGGCAACGCCCATGCGACCTACGTCCGACGACCCGTCTACCCTATCGCCCAATGAGCGCCTGCGCGAGCTGACGGCCATCCTGGCCAACGGCATTCATCGCTTACACGCAATTACTCCGGCGGTGCCGGAATGCGGCCAGATTCCAGCGGAATCCTCGCAAACCGGCCTTGATCCGGGGGCGCGGACTTGCCCTGATGGGGCCGTGTTGACGCGAGAACGGAGATCGATGAATGCCCATTGATGTCGAGGCGGCCGTGAAAACGTTGAACTGCATGACGGTCACCAAACTCCGCGAGCGCTACGCCGAGGTATTCGGCGAGGCGGCGCGTTCGTTCAACAAGCAGCATCTGGTCAAGCGCATCGCCTGGCGGCTCCAGGCCATTCACGAAGGTGACCTGTCCGAGCGGGCGCGCCGCCGGGCCCGCGAGCTGGCCAACGACGCCGATCTGCGTATCCGACCACCGGCCGCGCATGTCGAAGTGAGCGAAAACGGCGGAACGGCCATGTCGGCTTTCCGCGTCGAGGCCGATGACCGCCTGCCGATGGTCGGCACGCTTCTCAAACGCCGATACAAGGGCCAGACCGTGCAGGTGCGGGTCCTGGAGCAAGGCTTCGAATTCGACGGCGAGGTCTACCGTTCGCTGTCCGCGGTGGCCCGCAAGGTAACGGGCGCGCACTGGAACGGATACCACTTCTTCGATCTGCCCAGGCCCGGCAAGGAGGCCGCCGAATGAAACGCAATGGCAATGGCAATGGCAACGGCAAGGTTCGAGCGGCGCAGCATGTCCGCTGCGCGATCTACACGCGCAAGAGCACCGAGGAAGGCCTCGAGCAGGAGTTCAACTCACTCGACGCACAGCGCGAGGCCGCCGAGGCCTACATCGCCAGCCAACAGCATGAAGGATGGGTCTGCCTGCCCGATCGTTACGACGACGGCGGATACACCGGGGCGAACATGGAGCGGCCGGCGCTGAAGCGCCTGTTCGAGGACATCGAGGCCGGGCGCATCGACTGCGTGGTGGTCTACAAGGTGGATCGCCTGAGCCGCTCCTTGTTGGACTTCGCGCGGATGATCGAGAAGTTCGAGAAGGGCCACGTCTCGTTCGTCTCGGTGACGCAGCAGTTCAACACGACCCACTCAATGGGCCGGCTGACGCTCAACATCTTGTTGTCGTTCGCCCAGTTCGAACGCGAGATCATCTCCGAGCGCACGCGCGATAAGATCGCCGCCGCCCGGCGCAAGGGCAAATGGATGGGCGGAAAACCGCTACTCGGCTATGACCTGCTCCTCGCCCCCGGTGGGACCAAGCTCGTCGTCAACGAGGAAGAGGCCACCCGAGTGCGGGCGATCTTCGACGAGTACATTCAGCGGCAGTCGCTGATTCGCACAGTCCAGGCGCTGAACGAGCGGGGCTGGACGACCAAGCGCTGGACGACTCGCAAAGGCCACGAGTGCGGCGGCCAGCCGTTCGACAAGACCGTCCTGTTCCGGCTGCTCAGCAACGTCGTGTACCGAGGCAAGGTTCGCTACAAAGACGAGGTCCACGCCGGCGAGCACGAGGCGATCGTCGACGAAGACGTCTGGACACGCGCCCAGGAGATGCTGCGGTCCAATGGCCGCACCGGCGGCATGCATGTCCGCAACAAGTACGGGGCATTGCTGAAGGGCCTCCTGCATTGCAAACCGTGCGCCCGGGCGATGATGCACACGTACACCAGCAAGGGCAACCGGCGCTACCGCTACTACGTCTGCTACACGGCTCAAAAGCAGGGCTGGCACGCGTGCCCGTCCAAGTCGGTCCCGGCGGAGGAGATCGAGCGGTTCGTGATCGAGCAGATTCGGGCCGTTGGCAAAGACCCAACCGTCATGGCGATGGCCCTCGATCAGGCCCGGGCGCAGGCGATGGAAGAGACTGCGGCGCTGGAGAGCGACGCCAGAATCGCCGAACGCGAGATCGGTCGGATTCACGGCGAGATCGCCAAGGTCGCGACCGACGCGGCCACCAACGGCCACGCGGCCAGCCGCCTGGCCGAGCTGCATGAACGCCTGCGCGAAGCGGAGCAACGCCTGACTGAGCTGCGCGATCAGGCCGAGCGAGCGCGGCGCGGGATGGTCACCAAGGCGGAGGTCGATTCGGCGCTGGAGGCGTTCACGCCGCTGTGGGACGCGCTGAGCCCGCGCGAGCAGGCCCGCGCGCTGCATCTGCTGATCCAGCGTGTCGACTACGACGGCGCGAACGGCAAGATCGCGGTGACGTTCCAAGCCAACGGAATCCGAACGCTCGGCCAGAACCGCGTGGCCGAGGGGCTGGAGGCGAGTGAATGCGCGACGGCGTGACGGTTGAGTTCGACGTTCACTTCGCACGCGGGTCCGCTGGGCGACGCGAGGTATTGCCGGGCGAGGCACCCGCCAAGCCTGAGGTGCGCGAGGGGTCGGTGCCTCGCGTGGCCAAGTTGATGGCCTTGGCCATCCGTTGCGAGGAGCTCGTCCGTCGCGGCGACGTGGCTGACTACGCCGACCTTGCCCGCCTGGGCCACGTGACCCGGGCGCGCATGACGCAGATCATCAACCTGCTCAACCTCGCGCCTGATATCCAGGAGGAGATTCTGTTCCTGCCCCGCACGACCGCTGGCCGCGACCCGATCGGCGAACGCGATCTGCGGCCGATCACCGCGGTCGTTGCTTGGCCGGCCCAGCGGCGGCTGTGGAGGGGGCTTCTAAGCTCGCAAGTGCCTGAATAGACCGAGATTCCGGCGGCTTCTGACTGGCTCTTGCCGTACGTCCGTCCAATCGCTCTAATACGCATCAGCCCTAAATGGCCCGCCCTCGGGGCCGGCGTTTTTGGCTGGTTTCTACCAGGGCGAAGACATGGACGAAAAACGTCGCGGCAGGCGGCCGATCCAGGACGTGACTGATTCGCAACGCCGGGCCCTAGTCGAGGTTCGGGCATTCATCGACCGCCACAAGTTCCCGCCTTCGATTCAGGAGCTGGCTGATATTCTCGGCATCTCCACCGCCAGCGCCCACGCCCTGATCAACCAGCTCGTTCGGAAGGGCTACCTCAAACGCGAGCCGCGCAAGGCACGCGGCCTGAGCATCGTCCGCGAACCCGCTTCAGCACCGATGGGCCTGGTGCCGGTTCCCTTGGTTGGAACTGTCGTTGCGGGCCGCCCCGTGCTCGCGGAAGAGAACATCATCGGCGAAGTGCTGGTAGAAGGCGGCCTCACCCGAGCCGGGCGGTGCTTTGCTCTGCGCGTGTCAGGCAACAGCATGTTGAACGCAGGTATCACCGACCGCGACGTGATTATCGTTCGGCAACAGCCCATCGCCGAGAACGGGGATATCGTCGTTGCGTTGTTGCACGACGAGGCCACCGTGAAGCGTTTGGTCATTCACAGGGAACGGATCGAGCTTCGACCAGAAAACCGCAGCTTCCAGCCAATCGTCATCGGTCCCGAGGACGATCTGCGTATTCTTGGCAAGGTCGTCGGCATTCGGCGTGCCAGCGAAATTCCGGGTCATCCCGCGCAGGACAGAGCCAATGAACAGGGAAGATGAAACGAGCCTCAAGACGTTAAAGGCCCCTGAGTACACGGACGAAGAGCAGGCTCAGCTCGTGACGGACCTGCTGGTGCTCAAGAAAGGGCAGATTCAAGGCTTTCTGGCACGAAATGAGTTACCAAGGTCGGGGACGAAAGCGGAAATCCGCGACCGGATAGAGGAAGCGCTGCGCGAAGGAGACCTTCCTCCCGAACGAATTGTGCAGTTCCTCGACGAGGTGACCCCGTGGGGAAAGCAGCACGTGTACCTCTACAAGGGGCCTGGAAGTTCGATTGCGAATTGGAAGAAAACGGACTGGGTTGCAAGCCTCCTGAAGGAACACCGACTCCGCAAGTACCTCAACGCCACGCTTCCGCTCGCGCTGCCGGACGCTATGAAGATATCGTCTATCTTGCACAACGGGCGTCGGCTTCGCATCACCGCGATCAAGAAGCGGGAATGGTGGGAGCGAGACCCCGAGTATGATGAGTCCAAAGTGACGGATGAAGGCGACCCCGTTGAACTTCGTGCTTTTATCCACCGCCTAACGCGGGGTCTCGTCGCACTCGAATGGGACCTGAACGCCAACACGGCAGTTCTGCAGATCTCACAGCTTCCAACAGGTTTTCGATATGAGCAGGTGGCGAAGGAGTTTTTCGATTTGGTCGACGCGTGGCTCGACATCGGCTTTTCGCTCGTCGATTTGCGTCCGGTGATCAAGAGGCTGCAAGAACTTGAAGGAACCGCAACGGGAGAGATACGCTCGCATGGTGCCAAGTATCGCACTGTGGAGGGGCGAACTCTTGAAGCGAAGAGTGCCTCACCCGCAGACCCCCTTCCTGGTGAGCCTGTGATTGACGTTGCCTTGGCCGCCGTCCGAAAGAACGGAGTTGGGCACCTCGGCAACTTCTACTGGCTCCCGGGCGCGACGACGAATCCCTCGAGCAACCCCTTGGAAGCCGAGGCGCACGTGATCATCGTCGGCTGGCGCAACCGAATCAATTTCCCAACCCCCAACGGAGAGCGGACGATACGGTATGTTCTTTCACGAATCAGAAGTCATTGCTCGTGAGCATCCAGACCTGCTTCGGGCCGTTGAGCAAGTCGATCAGCGTCTTTCGGGCATCTGCTCGCCGGCGCCCCTTCGGCCCGTTGACTTTTCCTGCGCGCTTGGTGTCGAAGAGAATCAGGTTGCATCTGTGTTCGAACTACTCGCAGAGAAGGACGTGCTGCTCGCTGAGGATATGGTCGAATGTGAACGCTGTCAGAACCTCATGCCCGCTAACGCCTTTCGGCAGGCTATCCAGGACGAAGACCAGTTCGAATGCTCAGGATGTGGCCGTGTCTTTCCCCGGCGCTCCGAGCCCGTTGCCGTTTACCGTATGACCGCCGGTGCGCTGAGTCGGACGAAGGCCGTGGCAAAGCCGCTCGCTCTCCAGATCATCGAGATGTTTGGGGCACCGTCCAGCGAAGAACCGCTCAGCGAGCGTGCTCGGCTGGTACTTGTTGCGATGCTGGAGCTCGACGCCGTTGATTCTGATCGACGCCAATCGACCGAAAGAATTGCCGTCAAGGCGCTCGGTGCCAGTACCGATCCCAATGCATTGAAGAGCGTCATGGCCGAACTCAAGACTCGCCGACTGATCGACAGCAAAACCGGCCGCGGCGGAGGTTGCTGGCTCACCGAAAGCGGTCTTCCGCGTGCTCAGAAACTCCGCCACCCTAACCGAAACTCCGCAACCGTTTAGGCACCGTTTGCGCACCGATTCAAAGCACCCAACCAGCAATACTTCCCTCGTGAGGATCACCACGGTGGTGATCCCAAAACAAAACGAGGAGAAGTGTTATGGTTGTCTCCGCTCCCGCGCCTGATGAGGGGCGCCAGAACCCCCCGGTTTTCTCAAAACAGCACCTTTCGCCAAGCCGCGCACGCCTGCTGGAGATGATGCAGGCGCTCAACTTCGGGCGGATCGAGCATCTGTGCGTCGCCGGCGGCGAACCAGTATTCGATCCGCCGCCCGAGCGCAGACGAGAAGTGAAGTTCAACGCGGAGAACGGCGCGCGACCAGAGTTGTCGCTTGAGGACTTCGTGCTCAAAGCCGAGGTGCGCGAGCTGTTCGACGCCATCACCGAGATCGGTGACGGCATCATCGAACGCATCGAAGTCCGGCACGGTTTGCCGTTTCGCATGATCGTCGCGGAGTCCTGCGGGCTGTAGGCCCGCTGCAACCGCAGCAACACGAAACCGACAGTCCATCGTAACGAATTGATATCGCTCAACTGAACGGCCGCGAAGCGGAGTTCTTGAGGGTGTCGCCGACACGGCGATTCTCTCGCGACTCCGTCGCGCGGCCCTGCGCCCTGCCGTTCGGTCGGCACCCATGAGCACCCGCTCCTCGGCTTCGAGGAGTCCAACATGGGTCTCGACCCGAAGCTGCTTGAATATGCCAATGAAATTATCCGCCACAAAGCCCGTCAGCTTTCCCACAAACTCGGATTCGGTTCATCAAACCGGGAGGACATCGAGCACGAACTTCTCATCGCCATCCTTGAACGCTGGTCCGCGTTCGACTCGAAACGGGCGTCGGCGCGGACGTTCGTGGCGCGGATCATCGAAAACAAGGCCGCATCCCTGGTCCGCGCTTGCCAGGCCGTCAAGCGTGGCGTTGGGCAATGCACGTCGCTGACTGGCGACACCACCAACGGTGCCAGCGACTTTGATGAAGAGCAGGACCGCGCCCGGCGCGGCATCCATTCCCGTTCTGAAGTCGAGGCGGTGTCGCTTCGCCTCGACGTGGCCGGTGTGGTGGCCAGCCTGCCGGACGATCTCCGACGCCTGTGCGAACGCCTCCTGCGCGAATCGGTTTCAGAGGCAGCCCGGTCCACGGGGAAGCACCGCACCACGCTCTATCGCGCGATCAGCGAGGTGCGAAAACGCTTCACCGATGCTGGGCTTCACGAATATCCGTGACGACGGCGACAGGTCGTCGGCGCTTTGCGTATGTATCCAGTACAGGCCGTTGAAAACGGGAGGCACGAAATGAAGAAGGACATGGTTCGATACACGTTTTCGCAGTCGGTCAGCATGCGTGAGGCCGAGGAGACGCTGCTGCTGGCCATTCTGGCCGTCGAGAGTCTTTTCGGTGAATCGACCGTCCGGCTCGACGCGTCCTTCTCGATCGAGTCGTCGCGGCGCGCCTGCGTCATCGACTCGAGCACCGACGTGGGTCGCGCCATCTGCCGCGTCTTCACGGGCTTCGTGAGCCGCGAATTCGGCAGCGAGGCGTTCAAGATTCACCGCGTTGATTCGCCGCCGGCGACGGAGACGAGTGCATGTGCGGCGGCCTGCTGAGGCGTCTGATCGGCAGCGCTCGACGCGATTCCGCACTGCCCCTGTTGCGACTTGGACAAGGCTCGTACCGCCATGACGTGTTTCCGGAGGATATCGGCATGACATCCGCGACGAAGACGCTGGCCCAGATCGACCTTGGTTTCCTCATTCGGGAGCCAGCGGACGTCTACCACGCCAAGGCGAAGGACTTCCTGTCGGCCCACGCGTTGAATGAGTTTCGGCGCTGTCCGCTTCTGTACCGCAAGAAGGAGATGGGCCTCGTGCCGGAGCGTGACACGGCGGCATACCTCGTTGGCCGTGCGGCGCACACGCTCATTCTCGAAGGACGTCAGCGGTACGAGCGCGAGTACGCCATCGGCGGGCCCATCAATCCGCGAACCGGACAACCGTTCGGATCGCAGACGAAGGCTTTCAGCGAATGGGCGGAGCGGCAGGGGCGACCGGTGCTCAGCGATACGCAGGCCGCGACCGTGGAACAGATGGCGGCGGCAGTGCATGACCACCTCTTCGCGCGCGAGTTGTTCGCTGACGGCATCGCCGAAGGCGTCGTGCGCTGCGAATACGCGGGGCACCGTTGCCAGGCGCGCATCGACTGGATCAACCCGGTCGATGACCGCGGGATCGTCGATCTGAAGACCGCCGACGAGTTGGATTCATTCGAGATGGCGATGCGTGCCTTCGCCTACTTGCACCAGGTCAGCTTCTACCGCGCGCTCGTGGCGGAGACCTCCGGCCACATCCTGCCGGTTCATATCGTCGCCGTCGAGAAGCGCGAACCTTTCCGGTGCGGCGTCTGGCAGGTCGCACCCAAGGTGCTCGACCAGGCCCAAGGAGAGAACGAAGAGGCGATGGCTGACCTGCGGCGCTGCCGGGAAACGGGGAACTGGTTCACGAGGTTCGAATCCTTGCGATCGATCGACCGTTTGTGACGCCGGCCCCGGACCCGGATTCACAACGGAACGGAATAAAGGAGAACGATCACATGAAACTGCTCAGTCAGATTCAACATGGAAGGACGCCCGCGCCGCGACGGACGCTGGTGTACGGCGTGCATGGCGTGGGCAAGAGCACGTTCGGTTCGATGGCTGAGAAGCCGGTTTTCATCCAGACCGAAGACGGCCTGGGCAACATCGAGTGCGAGCGGTTTCCACTCGCCGGCCAGTACGCCGATGTCGTCGCTGCCCTGTCGGAGCTCTACACGGAGCAGCACGAATACCGGACAGTCGTCGTCGATTCGCTCGATTGGTTGGAAAGACTGATCTGGGCCGACGTCTGCAAGAAGCGCGGTATCGAGTCGATCGAAGACGTCGGCTACGGCAAGGGCTACGTCTTCGCGCTGACGAACTGGCGCGAGGTGCTTGCCGGCCTTGATGCCCTCCGCAACGACCGCGGCATGGGCGTCATCCTGATCGCCCACGCCCAGATCGAGCGATTCGCCAACCCCGAGACCGACACCTACGACCGCTATTCGCCGCGACTGCACAAGCAGGCCTCGGCCTTCGTGCAGGAGTGGGCGGACGAAGTCCTGTTCGCCACGTACTCGATCCATACGAAGGCCACCGACGAAGGCTTTGGCCGCAAGCGCGTGCAGGGCATCGGCACGGGAGAGCGGATCATTCGCACCAGTGAGCGCCCCGCGCACGTGGCGAAGAACCGGCTGAGCCTGCCGGACGAAATCCCTTTCGACTACCGAATTTACGCCGCGTTCCTGCGCGGCGAAAACCCCCTGGCAAGCACGGAATCGGAAAACGATCAACCCCAAGCATAAGGAGTGCGACGAATGGCGAATCTGAACGGATTCAATGCGAACGAAGTGGAACCGGCGGTCGGATTCGACCCGATCCCAGCCGGCAAGTACCTGGCGGTGATCACCGAAAGCGGCATGAAGGCAACCAAGTCGGGCGTCGGGAACTTCCTCGAGCTGACCTTCCAGGTTCTCGATGGCGAGTTCAAGGGGCGGCTGCTCTGGGCGCGGCTCAATCTCGACAACCCGAATGCGACGACGGTCAAGATCGCGCGGGCCGAACTGTCGGCCATCTGTCGCGCCACGGGCGTCATGGCCCCGAAAGATTCCGTCGAGCTGCACAACCTGCCCCTGGTCATCACCGTCGCCCACAAGAAGCGCCAGGACACCAGCGAGATCACAAACGTCATCAAAGGTTATGCGAAAAAGGATGGGGCCGCGCCCAAGGCGGCGCCCTCGGGCAACAACGGGAAGGCGCCGTGGCAGAAGTGACGCGCGTGTACGAGCTGCCGTACCCGCCGTCGGTCAATCACTACTGGCGGCGGGTCGGTTGGCGAACGCTGATCAGCCGCACTGGTAGGCGCTACAGACGGGCGGTGGTGACGCTTCTCACGGTGATGCGTGCACGACCATTGCGAGGCGCGCTGGTCGTGCGTGTGAAAGTCTTCCCGCCAGATGGCCGGCGAAGGGACCTCGACAATTTACAGAAGGCCTTGCTGGACGCACTCGAACGCGGCGGAGCTTTCGCCGACGACTTCCAGGTTGCCAAGTTGGAACTGGAGCGAGCGGACATCGTTCCCGGCGGCAAAGTCATCGTGGAGATCACGGAGCGCACGTAGATGGAGCTGCGACTGTATCAACGCCAGGCCGTCGAGGCCGTGTACGAGTTCCTCCGCACGCGGGATGACAACCCATGTGTCGCCGGGGGCAAGACGCCGGTGATGGCCACAATCTGCCGCGACGCCGTTGAACTCTGGAACGGACGCGTCCTGATTCTGGCGCACGTCAAGGAGCTGCTCGAACAGGCAGCCGAGAAGCTGCACCTCGTCGCGCCGGACCTGCCTGTTGGCGTCTATTCGGCGGGTCTCAAGCGCCGCGATCTCGGCTACGCCGTCACCGTCGCAGGCATCCAGTCCATTTACGAGAAGGCCTGCGATGTCGGCAAAGTCGACTTGGTGATCGTCGACGAGGCGCATCTTATACCGCCCGACGGCGAGGGCATGTACCGCACGTTTCTGGCCGGTGCGAAGAAGATCAACCCGCTGCTGCGTGTCATCGGCACGACCGCCACGCCCTTCCGCATGAAATCGGGAACGATCTGCGCGCCGGACAACATCCTCAACGAGGTCTGCTTCGAGGTCGGCGTGCGCGAGCTGATCGTGCAGGGTTACCTGTGTGCGCTGCGGACGAAGGCCGGCACGCTCAAACCCGACACCGAGAAGCTGCATGTTCGCGCAGGCGAATACATCTCCGGCGAGGTCGAGGACTTGATGGACGACGACAACCTCGTCCTGTCGGCCTGCCGCGAGATCATCGAGCACACCCAGGATCGCAGAAGCGTCCTGATCTTTGCTTCGGGCGTCCGTCACGGGCAACACATCTGCCGCGTGATGGCTGAGCGCTACGACGCCGAGTGTGGCTTCGTCTGCGGCGAGACCCTGCCGTTCGAACGCGATGAGGCGCTTCGGAGATTCCGTGTCGGCGATCTCAAGTACCTGTGCAACGTCAACGTGCTGACCACCGGATTCGATGCGCCCAACATCGACTGCGTGGCGCTGGTGCGCCCGACGCTGTCGCCTGGGCTCTACTACCAGATGGTCGGGAGGGGCTTCCGACTCCATTCCGACAAGTCCGACTGCCTCGTGCTGGATTTCGGCGGCAACGTCCTGCGCCACGGCCCGGTTGATCAGATTCGCCTCAGCGAGTCTGGCTCGAACGGCAACGGCGAAGCGCCGGCGAAGGAGTGTCCCGAATGCCACGAGATCATCGCCGCCGGCTACGCGGCCTGCCCGCAGTGCGGATACGTCTTTCCACCTCCTCAGCGTCAGAAACACGATGCCACTGCGAGCAGCGAGGGAATCCTGTCTGATCAGACGACGCACGCCGAGCATGAAGTCGCCGATGTCTTCTACGCCGTACACGTCAAGCGCGATGCGCCGCCCGATGCACCGCGCACCATGCGAGTCGACTACCGAATCGCCTTCAACGAGTACGTATCGGAATGGGTCTGCTTCGAGCACACCGGCTACGCGCGGCAGAAGGCTGAGCAGTGGTGGTCACGGCGGTCGAATGAGCCCGTGCCCGACACGATTGAGGATGCCGTCGAGCTGGCCGAGGCCGGGGCGCTGGTTCAGACCGTTTCCGTCACCGTCCAGCGCAAGCCTGGTGAAAAGTACGACCGCATCGTGGGCTACAAGCTCGGGCCGAAGCCCCCAAGGCTGGATTCGGAGGAGGGCCTGCCTGAATACGTGCCCGTGGAAGATCAGGAGTGTCCCTTTTGACGGCTGCACCAACCACCGGCATGTTGAACGCGGCCCTGCGGTACGCCGATCTGGGCTACGCCGTCCTCCCGTGCGCGCCCGGGCGCAAAGTCCCCGTCACCGAGCACGGCCTGCGCGACGCGACCACCGACTCCGAGAAGATCGCGCAATGGTGGACGCAGCATCCGGACGCGAACGTGGCCATCCGTACCGACGGCCTGCTGGTCATCGACGTCGATGGCGAGAACAACGCCTGGCTCAGCGACGAGCCTGACAAGCGCACCGACCTCGATGCCGCACCTCTTTCCCTGACGCCACACGGCGGACGGCAGTACTTCATGCGCCAACCTGAGGGCCGCGCGTGGCGCAACACAGCGGGCCGGCTCGCCCAGCGGGTCGATACCCGCGCCGACGGTGGGTACGTCCTCGTCGCGCCATCCATCGTGGACGGCAAGTCCTACCGCTGGGCCGAAGAACGCGAATTGAATGTGGCGCCGGAGCGCCTCCCCGAGCCGCCGGCGTGGCTCGTTGAACTGCTTGATGCGTTGGTGGTGTCGAACGAAGTTCCCGCCAACATCGCGCCGGGCAACGCGATCCCCAAGGGCCAACGCAATGGCACGCTGGCGCACCTGGCCGGCGCGATGCGCCGCGTGGGCATGTCCCAGGCGGAGATTTTCGTCGCGCTTCAACAGGTCAACGCCGATCGATGCGTGCCGCCTTTGCCGCTACGCGAGGTCGAACGCATCGCAGTCAGCATCGCCCGCTACGAACCGAACGCCGTGTCCGTCGCATTGACCGAAAACCACTGGGCTCAGGATCGCGCGCCGCCTGCCCAACCGAGGCCGCTCACCGTCCGCGAGTTGATGGCCAAACACCAGATGCTCCGCGCGCCGGTCATCCGCGGCCTGCTGCGCCGCGGGGAGACGATGAACGTGATCGCTCCGCCCAAGACGGGCAAGAGCTGGCTCGTGCTCGGCTTGGCCATGTGCGTGGCAACCGGGCGGCGCTGGCTCGATTCGTTCGAGACCGTCGCCGGCGACGTCCTGATCATCGACAACGAACTCCACGCCGAGACCCTTGCTCACCGCATCCCGCAGGTCGCCGAGTGCCTGCGGATCGGCATGAACGAGATCGCCGAGACCGTGCATGTTCAGAGCCTGCGCGGTCAGCTCCACGACATTTTCTCGCTCGGGCGGTGCTTCGAGTCGATCGAACCGGGTCGCATTTCGCTGGTCGTGCTGGACGCATTCTACCGCTTCATGCCGCGCGACATGGACGAGAACGACAACGGCACGATGGCCAACATCTACAACCACGTCGATGCCCTGGCCGACCGGCTGGGCAGTTCGTTCGTTCTGATTCACCACGCGACCAAAGGCAACCAGTCCGCGAAGGCCGTGACCGACGTTGGGGCCGGTGCCGGCAGCCAGAGCCGGGCGACGGACACGCATCTCGTGCTTCGTCCGCATGACGAACCGGGCGCGGTCGTGCTCGAAGCGGCGGTCCGATCATGGCCGCCGATCGAGCCGATGCCGCTACGGTGGTTGTTCCCGGTGTGGAAGCCGGCGACAGATCTCGATCCTGCGCAACTCCGCAGCGAGAAGCCGAAGCGAAGCAAGGCTGGCCCGAAGCCAGCGGAAACGCCCAAGCAACCGTCCTGGACTGTCGAGCGGTTCGTGGAGGCCTTCTTGACGGACCAACCGGCGACGAAGGCGGAGATTCGTGAGCGGGCGACGGACGTACCTGGACTGTCGTGGCGCCGGGTCAGCGATTTCCTGGAGATCGGCGAGCGGAACGGGTTGATCGAACGCGTGAAACTGCCTGGGCAAGGTGGGCCGGTAGGCTTTGCCCGCTGTAAACCGGAGGCGTCCGAATGAGGTCGAACCTGAAGCGCGAGCGAAGTTGGAGCGCTCGAAGTTTGCGCTTTGTGTTTACAGGCGCTCGAGGTTTGACGGCAGCGCGCTCGAGGTTTGAGGCGTCAAACCCGAAGCGCGCGCACCCCCCCATACCCCCCCACGGGCGAGCGCTCACGCTTCGCCCTGGTGGGGAAGTCGAAGCGCGCGCGCTTCAGGTTTGCGCTCGAGGTTCGAGAGGGTTGCAACCGGTGCGTAGGTACTACCTGGCCGAGAATCGCCGCCGAGGCCCGCGGGAACAGCGCCCAATCCATACAGAGTTTGTTGCGCTGTCCGGTCCGGTTTTCGGGAGGCCACGGGGCGCGCCCCGTTGGGTCGTGGGCGAACGGACGCCGCCAGGGCGTACCGGCCTACGTCCCCGCCGCCCCGTTGGCCCTGGGCGGCGTTGTTGGGCGTTGGGGACCAAGGGGCGCGCCGTAGTGCCCCGCCGGTTGGGCAGAACGCGGCCAGCCGGCGTCGCGGACGCGAGGCCGAGGCGATGGAACAACGGAACCGTCGGTCGCGGGCATGTCGCCCGGCGGCGGGCAGGTGACATGGAGGTTTTGCGATGAAGATTGAGTTGCGGCCGCTGGCCGAGATCAAACCGTATGAGAAGAACCCACGCATCAACGACGCGGCGGTGAGGGCCGTGGCCGAGTCGATCAGGCGGTTCGGGTTCAGACAGCCCATCGTGGTCGACGCCGACGGCGTCATCGTCTGCGGCCACACGCGGTGGAAGGCGGCGCAGAAGCTGGGCCTCGCGGAGGTGCCCGTCCATGTGGCCACCGACCTGACCCCGGAGCAGATTCGGGCGTACAGAATCGCCGACAACAAGACTTCGGAATTAGCCGAGTGGAACCTCGACTTGCTGCCGATCGAACTCGGCGAGCTGAAGGACGCCGGCATCGACTGGTCGCTGCTGGGGTTCGATCAGGACGAGCTGGCCATGCTGCTCGATCCCGGCGTGAAACAGGGGCTCACCGATCCGGACGATGTACCCGAACCACCGGACGAAGCGATCACGCAGCCCGGCGACCTGTGGCTGTTGGGCGATCACAGGCTGCTTTGCGGTGATAGCGCGTCGGCTGCGGATGTAGATTTACTGATTGCCGTCGATCCTGTGAAGGCCGCTGAGTTGCCGGCTGGCTCGGTGGTCAAACCGGCGCTCCTGCCGATCCACCTGTGCAATACCGATCCGCCCTACAACGTGCGCCTGATGTATCGCGTTGCTGCGTAAGGATTTACGAGCATGCGAGAGACCTTGTTGGCAATGTTTGGAAGCAAACCGTGGCCGTTTGGCCGGCCATTGTACCTAGGGAGTAAGTCGGCGGTGACATGCGAGCCCGCTGGCGAAACAGCTCTCCCGACAATGTGGGGCACAGGCGAGGCTTCATAGCCGTTGCAGTCCTGCTAGGTAAAGCTTCCGTATGACTACTGAAAAGGAACCGACCAGTGCCTTCGGGAAAGTGGACCCCCATTCCTGCCAATACTGAAGCCGTCCGGGAGACTACCCGCCCCCGGACTAGGGAATGGTCCAGACGGGCGAGCGTTATCGTTGTAGGCGCGGACCCTGGCATATCGCTTCGGCGATACCGAGGCCAACGGAGCAGCCAATCATCCGTTGGTGTCTGGGGGAACAGCAGATTGCTGATGGGTATCGAAAGGTCGGAGTCTAACCGGAAGCGTTTGAGTGCCACCAAGGGAACCAGGGAAGCCCAGCCGAGTATGGCAGTCGCATGGATAGGTCGCGCGAGTGCGGCTGAATCCCTGCCGATGAGGCGGCTGGGTGGCGGAGCACCCGTAGTAGTCCGAGGACGGGAAAGCCGTCCACATGGCGAAGGGGTGCAGAATGTTTCGTTCTGGACGACCGAAGGGTTCAGCAATCGGGAGGGCTCCCGATGAACGTGAACGAAGTCCAGAGAAGGCTGTGGGAGCAATCGCACACGCACAAGGCCCATCGGGAATCGGGAATGCCTTTGTTCCCGACCAATCCGTATGCCTCGCGCATCCGGAACCTGATGGACCTGATGCACCACCCGCAATGGTTGCGGGAGGCTGCTGACCGTGTGATGCGACGATCCCGCAACAAAGCGCCGGGCGTAGACGGCGTGACGACCCGCATGTTCCGTAAGGGATACGAGGGTAAGATCGACGTGCTGCGCCTTGAGTTGAAGCGTGGAACCTACCAGCCTCAACCCGTCCGGCGGGTAATGATTCCGAAGGCCAATGGCAAGATGCGGGCCCTGGGCATTCCCTGTTTGCGGGACAAGATCGTGCAGGAGGCCATTCGTATGGCCCTGGAACCGATCTTCGAGGTGGAGTTCCACGACAACTCGTACGGGTTTCGGCCCAATCGCAGCACGCACCATGCCGTCTTTCGCTGTCAGAACCTGATGAGGCATGGCTTCACCTGGGTTATCGAGGGAGACGTCAAAGCGTGCTTCGATGAAATCTCGCATCAGGCCATTCTCAAGGTCCTGCGGGAAAAGGTTCACGACAACAAGTTCCTCGATCTGATTCGCCGGTTCCTCAAGGCCGGTGTTGAAGTGGAGGGCGTTGTCGAACCGACCGAGAAAGGCGTTCCCCAAGGGGGCGTGATTTCACCGTTGCTTTCGAATGCGGTCCTGAACAAGCTGGACGGGTTCCTGCACAGTAAGGGCACGCATGGTCAGGCAATGATGAGAGCGGCAACCCACCGGCAACCGAATGTTCGGTTTGTCCGGTATGCCGACGACTGGTGCGTCTTCACCACGCGGGCGTCGAAGCGCTATGCTGAAACGCTCCGTGATCAGATCGCCGAGTTCCTCAGCCGCGAGTGCGGCCTGCGGCTCTCGGTGGAAAAGACGCACGTCACGCACGTCCGCGACGGGTTCGACTTTCTCGGGTTCCGCCTGGAACTGAGCACGGGCCGTAGTGGGAGATCGGTGCCGAAAATCAAGATCGGTCCCAAGGCCAAGCAGAATCTCCGGCAACGACTGGAAGAAGCGATGCGGCGCAGGCCGCACCAGGAATCGGTCGCGCTGCGGTTGCAGCGTGGATCGGCAGTCGTTCGTGGGTGGTCGGAATACTTCCGTATCGGCCACAACTTCCCGGCCATCGCCGGAACGCTCGATCACTGGGCGTTTTGGACCGCCCTTAAAGCGATCTGTCGGAAGCTCGACATTCCGACCGGCACGGCCATGAAGCGGTACTACCGGGGCGGCACGATTCAGGTCGATGAATCCTGCCGACTCGAAACGTTCAGCGGCATCAAGGTGAAGCTGGACTATCGAGGCCCTGAGCCGTACCAGCCCGGAGCGGCCGAATATCAGACCGATGACGAGATGGAAGCGGACTTTACCCGCTTCTGCGAAGGTCACCGACCGGGAAGCCGCGACGTGAAATACCGTGCCTTGCAAGGCGACAATTACCGTTGCCGCAGTTGCGGGGCATCCGTCACGGATCGTACCTCCCAGGTTGACCATATCGTCCCCGTCAAGCGCTTTGCCAGCTTCGCAATGGCCAGCACCGATGACAACCTCCAGACCTTGTGCCTGGATTGTCATTGGGAAAAGCACCATGCGGAGTAGCGCCAAGAAACGTTTGGAGAGCCGGATGCTTGGAAACTTGCACGTCCGGTTCGGGGTTGGGGTCAGGGTGCGAGTCCTTGGCCTACACCACGTCAAACTCGAACCGAGAAGCAACAACGCCATCGCCGCAGGGCTTTCGTCGTTCGGCGAGCACGGCTTGATGCATCACCAGTCGTTCGACATGCATCGCGCCGACAAGAAGCGGAGCGAGTCGAAGAAGGGAGCAGCGAAACGCACCGCGTCGAAGTATCACGGCTTCGACGTGGCCACCGGTGGGCAGAGCGGCAAGGCCACGCACAAAAAGATGCGTGCGAAAGATCGTCCCCTCGCCAACGACTTCGTGTCGGATGACGAGTTCGACAAGTTGTTGCACGCGTGGTTCGGCAACATCGCCCGCGTATTGCTTCCTGGTCACATCGCCTACGTCTGGGGCGGCTATGCCAACATCGGCAACTACCCGCCGGTGTTGAAGGCCTGCGGACTGTACTTCTCGCAGACCATCATCTGGGACAAGGAGCACCCGGTCCTGACACGCAAGGATTTCATGGGCGCGCACGAGTGGTGTTTCTATTGCTGGCGAGAGGGCGCTGCTCACCGGTTCTTCGGTCCCAACAACGCAACGGACCTGTGGCACGTCAAGAAGATCAACCCCAACGCGATGATCCATTTGACGGAGAAGCCCGTCGAGCTGGCGGTACGGGCGATGCAGTATTCCTCGCGCGCCGGCGAGAACGTGCTCGACCTTTTCGGCGGCAGTGGCTCGACGTTGATCGCGGCGGAACAGACTGGCCGGCGGGCGTTTCTCATGGAACTCGATCCGCCGTATTGCGACGTGATCGTGCAGCGCTGGGAGAAGTTTGCGGGCCGGAAGGCCGAGCGAATCT